CTTCAGCAGAGGTCCTGCCAGGCGCAGAACCGGCACTCGAAGTGGGTGGGATCGGAGAAGCCGCGCGGCAGCAGCTCGCCGGCATCCGTGGCGAGCACGATCTGCACCGCGCGATCGGACATCCGCTGCGCGAGCTGGCCGTCGAAGGGCACGCGCTCGGCGTAAACCTCCATCGTGTCGGCGTTGATCGCGGTGAACAGCGCGGGATTCGCGTGAAGGTCGAGATAGGCCTGATACATCGCGACCTGCGCGGCATACACCGGCTTCGCGACGGCGAGCTTGTTCTTTTCCAGTTCGCGCCAGGCCTTCGCGCCGAGGAATTTGCACTCCCAGAGCGCCGGGTAGTCGTAGCCCTCGGGGCCGCCGACGAAAACGCCGTCGACGTGCCCCTTGAGCCGCCCATCGAGCGCGGAGAAGCCGAACTGCGTGCCGTCGTCCTGGCGCGTGCGCAGATCGAAACCGGCGCCGCGCAGCCAGGCGACCATGCTCTCCTCGAGCACGTGACCGCGCTCGAAGATCCGCAGCATGCGGCCGTCGGTGTCACGGCCGGGATCGACCGGCGCGTCGGCATACTCGTACTGCAGCGCACGCGAACAGGCCACACCCAGCCGCGATGCACCGAGATAAGTGCGCCGGGGCTCGGCCGCGCGCGCCTGCTGCAGGCCGATGTCGATCAACGCTTCGAGGCGTCCGGACTCGGTCGACGATGAGTTGAAATCCAGCATCGTTCGGCCTCAGAAGGGAATTTCGGAATCTTCGAAATCGTCCAGCGGCGGCAGTCCGCGCAGCGCGCGGGACTGCTGGTGCTGCTGGCGTTCGTAGGCGTGGATCACCGCATCGATGACGTGCAGCGCCTGCCGCTGCGAGTACTGCGCCAGCGGCACGGCGAAGCCAACCGCGTCGGCGGCATTGCCGAGCGCGAGCAGGCAGGCGCGCTGGGCATCGGGGGACAGGGGCAGAGTCACGGGAACAAGCTCCTCCAGCGCCGCCGGCTCGTGCCGGCGGCGGGTGTCGTAGAGTTGGTGGAAGGCGTCCTGGCAGCGGCGCGAGCAGAAGGCCCAGCGGTGCGGGTAACGCCGTGGATCGGCGGGCGGGTGTCTCAGGTCAAGGTGACCGAACCCGCGCGCCGGTTGGCCGCAGGCCCAGCACCGCACGAGCGGGCCTTACTGCGCCCACGTCGGGCGGCCGGTCGGGGCTGCCGGCCCGACGTGCGTCGCAGCCGGCGCGGCCACGCGGGCCGCCGCACCGGCCGCGGGCGGCGCGCCCGGCGGATAGTCCGGCTGTCCGGGTTCCACCGCCTGTTTGATGATGTTTTTCGCATCGCCCCGCCCGTCGCGCTCGATGTCGATCTTCGCGACGAAGGCGATGCCCTCCAGTTCGTGGAAGCCCTGGATGCGCCGTGCGGCGGCGGCCTGCGGCGAGTTGTCCTCCGGTCGGACGTTGCGCGCGGAGTTGAGCATCGCGCGCAGGAAGCTCCGGCCCATGCCGGTCCAGGTCGGTCCTTTCGGGCTGTACAGGCCGATGTTCGACCACAGCTTGCGCTTGGCGAACGGGCCTTCCAGCACCACGAACTCGCAGGCCAGGTAGATCGCGCCAGTCTCGTCGCTGCGCGTCGCCCAGCCGCCGGTCCAGCCTTGCGAGGGATCGTTGTAACCGCCGGGTTTGATCGTCATCCGTACCCAGGCGACGGTGCCCTTGGGGATGACGTCGAAAGTCTGCTGCTGTTCGGCGTCGTTGAAATCGTTCCAGACGGTCATGGAGTCTCCTGCGCGGCAACAGCCGGCGCGTGCGAAGTGGTGGTGGTCGTGGTCGCGGGGCGCGTGAAGTCGAGCCGTTCGAGCGCGGGGCGCGCGCTGCCGGCGATCTTCTGCATCAGGCGGCCGAGGTGCGGTTCCTCGATCAGATCGAGCCGGCCGGAGCGGTCCTTGGCCGGATAGCCCCACGGGTTGAGGGTGTGGCAGACGAAGGCGCGGTATGCGGTGCCGTCGTCGGCCGCGATCTCGGTCATCGTGACGACTTCATCGACGATCCCCGGCAGTTCGAGGCCGGTCTTGCTGCCGTCGATCTGCAGTTGCAGCAGGCGGCGGCCGAAGTCGTCGATCTTCTCCTCGAGGATGCCGACGAACCACACGCTCTTGCCGCGGGTGTGCTGCAGGTGCGTGAGCCACGCGATCATCTCTTGGCCCATGAGGCCGTAGGCGCCGCGCATGTCAGGCTTGCCGGTCTTGTCGGAGTACGCCTGCGGCTGGCCCTTGCTCCACTGCAGGCAGAGCCGACCGGCGACGGTGATCGAGTCGACGAACAACGTGTGGTACTTCGCCAACTGCGCCGGATCGCCGTAGCGCGCGCAGGCGGCGGCGTAGTGCGCCTGGCTGTACGCCTGGTCGTCGCGCAGCGCCGGGTTCGGGCCGCCGATGAACACCGCCAGGTCGCGGCACTCGCTCCAAGTGCGCGGGCGCAGGCTGTCGCCGGCCCAATCCTCGACCGCGAGGTCGCCCGCCTCCAGATCGAGGAACAGGGTCGAGCCTGCGTCGAGGGTCCACAACTGCGAGGTCTTGCCGATGCCGGATTTGCCGATCAGCACGCCCTTCACGCCGCGGCGCTCGGACATGCGCTGATCGGCGCCGATGATGGGAAGCGTCATCTCAGCCCTCCCCTGCCTGCGTCAGCCGATACGTCGGCTTGCCGGGCTTGACGGTGCGCGTGGCCTCGAACTGCGAGCGCAGCGTCGACGGCCAGTTCTGGAAGCGCGATTCGGAAATGCTGTAGCTCACGTCGATGAATTCCTCGACGGACTCGCCCGCGGCATCGATGCGCTTGGCGATCGTCGCCAGTTGCGCCTGGTCCCAGGTCACGCGCTTGGACACGTCCACGGTCAGGCGCAGATCGCCGTCTGCGACGTGGACGACGCCGAAGTCCTTGCCGCCGTCGTTGCGCGCGGCGCGGATGCGATCGCCGTAGGTCTGCTCCAGCGCGGCATCGAAGCGGGCCTTGACCTGCTTGAGCCAGTCGCCCGCCTGCTCCAGTTGCTGGGCGAGGAGGATCTTCTGTTGAGGGGAGAGCGCCGCCAGTTGGGCGACGGACAGTTCGGCGAGTTCCGCCGGCAGGAGGGTGAGGTCGGTCATGATCGTCGTCCTCACGCGAACGCGCGTTCGCCGGTGCCGCGGCGCAGCGCCTGGCGTTCGTAGGCCTCGACGTCCTCGCGACGGTAACTGACGCGATTGCCGAGTTTCAGATAGACGGGGCCGATCCCCATCCGGCGCCACTGCTGCAGCGTGCGGTGGGAGATGTCCCAGCGCCGGGCGAGCTGGTTCTCATCGAAGGCGCGAGCGTCGTCGGAGACGCCTTGCGCGTGGGTGCGGTCTTGCATGTCGTGCTTCTCGTCGTGCTGCGGTAGCAGCGGGCGACACACAGACTATGCATCGGACGGTTGGAATACAGGTGGAAAGACGGTTGGAAAACCGGGAATTTTTTTCCAACCTTAAAGTCATTGAATTGATTGGACTTTCTGCCGATCGGCATATCGAAAACGCTTGCCCCGCTCTTTAGCCGGACGGTAGGATCGGGGTATCTCGGGGCAGCCAACAAAGCCCCGTCGCACACAAGAAGGAAGCGGTCATGGCCAGCGAAGCTCCGATCCCCGTCACGGTGGGGAACGCATTCGAGAAAGGGAAGTTCTTCATCATCGAGCCGAGCTTCTGGGGCGGCGGTAGGATCCCGGGCTTGGAGATCGCCAATGAAGACACTTTGGCGCTTCCTGGCGCTCACACGGTGGAGCCACCCAACGGCGATCCGAATCAGTACGCGGAGCGTCCGCATCTGATTCATGTGCCCGAAGAGGGTGGCTTGCCGCGCGATTTTGAAAATCTGTACGGCATCTGGATCGTCTCCGAGGCGTTGAAATGCGTGTTCGAGTCGGTCGACCCCGATGGGTTCGTCTTCGTCGCTTGCGATTTCACGCTCGCGGATGGTTCACCGGGCTCTCAGCTCTACTTCTGCGGTGTATTGCGAACACTGGACGCACTCGATGAGAGTGCGTCGAGGGTGAAGATCGAAACTGGCGATTTCGTCAATGGCAAGTACTACGACCGTTCGGGGGGAGCGAGTTTGATCTTCAAGGAGGAAGTCGTCGGATCAGCGCATGTGTTTCGGACTCCTTTCGCACTTACGGTGTTCTGTGATCGCATGCTCTATGACGCTGTGAATGCCGCAGACGTCGCGGGCGTGAAGTTCATTGACGCCGCTGACTGCTGATTGCCAGGCATATGTCCGCAAAGGAGTTGCACTCATGAGCGACACGCCTGTTTTTCAGGGGCATCACGTCATCGAGCAGGATGCGTATAGACAAAGCCGACTGCTTCGGGAATTGTCGAAGCAAGGCTTGTTTGATCTGCATGCTCCCCGCAACCTGCTCAATCTGCCTGTCGATCGTGCGTTGGCAGCTCAACTTGATCTTTCACCGCACCCAGGCGGCCCCCTCGGTGCATATTCCGAAGGTGTCCAGTTGCGGCTTGAGCGGCTGCAACAAAGTCCCGACGGCCAAGCCGCACTTCGAGGCGACCGCGCTGCTGCAGAACGCATGGCTGTCAGGGTGGGCGAACTGACCGATACGATGAAAGCCGGACTGGTCAACGGTGATCTGCAT